TGGTCATTGGTTGAGAGGTCTATGCCACTATCGTTATCTCCACCTTCATTATGTATTTTGTCTACTCTTAATTCACTTGCCATTTGTTAACCTTTACTTATCTGAAAAGCACACGCAAAGGTTTGTCCAACAGTTGATGATGCGTCTGCAGAACTATTCACATTATGTTGAACACGAAAATCTATATAATCAGTTCCGTTTAAGTATGCTTGAACTGTGCCATTACAAGAAACATAAGCGTTAGCGGCATTACTTTCCGTACCTCTATGATCTAAAATGTTAGTAGAACCATTTTTCTGAACCCTTAATAAAACATAATCAGGAGTTGAACTATTAATCGTAACCATAAAAGTAATACAATATACTCCTGCAGGAGGAGTAAATCTGTAGGTGCTAGTATCATAATAACTACCTACATTATAATCAACAGTATTTAATTGAAGCAAAGTATCCGCAGAGTCAGGTATACTTTGGTTAGCAGAAAGCCTTGCATGAAATCTAGGAGTATTAGAATAATTTATTCCTGCACCTGTTCTACCTTCTATACTGTCAACTAGAAGTTTACTACTCATACTATACTCCAATATCCTGCGACAGTCACAGTGCTAGTTGAGCCTACTGTAATTGGTCCTGCCGATAATCCATTTGTGCTACTGCTTATTGTAATGTCTGCACTAATAGAGTTGCCATTTGTTCTAATGATAGAGTTGTTACCTAAGAATGGATAGCGTGTATCTGAGTCAGACTTAGAGTAGCTATCTGCTACGTCAAACACATCATAGACTACCATCTCAACTACGTCATTAGCTGATGCAGAACTAACTAACACTACTGTTGTTCCTGTCGTAGCGGTATAATCTGTACCTGCTTTGAGCATCACCCCATTTTGATATACGTCCATATACAAACTATCTGGATAGCTAAGTGTTAGCGAGTTGCTGTCACTGCCACTAAACGATGTTTGCCCTGCTGTCGCTTGATATGTAAAACGACTACGGACTGAGTTCTTTGGTGCTTTACCTATGTATGGCATTTACTTCGCCTCCAGTGCTTTTACTTTAGTCTCAAGAGTCTCAATGCGTGTCATTGCTTCTTGGAGTGCCTTAATAGCTTTCATATAGAGTACAGAATACTTTACGTTTTTAACTTTAGCTTTAGTTTCTTTAATAGTGCCATCTTCGTTTAATGTTCCAAACTCTGCTGATGATTTTATATCATGCTCATCAGGGGAAGATTCTGTTATTAACTTTGCCATCCCTGCATCTTCAAGTTCTTGAGCTACTACACCTATTTGCTCCCAAGCCTTATCTTTGTATTGGCGAACATCATCTTTCTTTTTGTAATTACGAATTTTTAATGCTTTAATATCATCCCATTGAGAATTAGCATCTTTAATGTCTTGTTTAATTCTTTCATCAGAAGTTGAACCATAACTATTATCGTGATTTGCAACATCTCCATCGCTATTAACTCTAAACCTTACTGCACCTGAATCTACTCCCATAAAAAAAGAATTACTAGCACCATCATGTGCAGTGGCATAATAAGCAACATACCCATAATTAGAAGATTGGTTACAGTGAGCGGCTACTACCCATTGAGCATTGCCTCCTAGCTCAAAAGTATGAAAACCTCCTGTACCATTAGCAGTAATTTGAGAAGTCCTTCCAACAAATAATGTTCCACTAGAGTCAATTCTTGCCCTTTCTGCATCGTTGACTCTAAACACCATGCTGTTATTACCATGATTATAATCAATCATACCGATATTACTGTCATCAGGGTCGGCAAACATTATTCGGCTATATTCATCATTTTGTGCCGTAATTGCGAGTACCGCTTGACCGTTAGTACCGTCATCAAAAATTTCTAGTTGTCGTGATGGAGAAGTTGTCCCAATTCCTACGTTTTCTGAGCTATCAATAGTTATGGCTGTAGCATTACTAGAATCAGAAACTCCAGTGTTTAAACCACCTCTATTTACTTTAGTTAGTGCCATTCACTTATCCTTATGCGTAAGGGCTAGTACCCAATGTGCTTGCATCCCAAGCGGCTTTTAATTTAGCTATAGTGTCAGCACTACCGATCGCAGAAGCGGCAGGTGCATCTCTAAGAGCCTTCTTCTTATTAACGCTTGCAGTCTTAGCAGAACTATCATCAGCTTCCAATGCTTTCATGTACACTACATCTTCAGCCTCAAGCAGAGGTTTACGAACTTCTCTAATCTTGTCCTTAAATATCTCTTTTGCTTTAGTCATATCCTCAGAGATAGTAGAACCACTAAGTTTCCAAGCACCCCTGAAATGTCTATCAGATGGTTTAGTTACTGATGAGCTATCAACAGTCTTACCATCCAT